TTCTTGCGGTACTGGATGAGATTTCTGGATTCGCATCTGAGGTTGGCACAGGTAATGACCAAGGTAAGACAGCAGATAACATTTATAAAGCCTTCCGTGCTTCGGTAGACTCTCGTTTCCCAGACCTAGGAAAGGTAGCACTGCTATCATTCCCTCGTTATCCAGGAGACTTTATCTCGTCAAGATACGACGCTGTAATCGCAGACAAAGAAGTAGTGACAAAGACTCACAGGTTTATTATGAATCCAGAGTTGCCAGAAGACCAGGATGGAAACTACCTAGACATTGAGTGGGATGAAGACACAATCGTATCCTATAAGTATCCAGGAATGTTTGCCCTAAAGCGTCCTACCTGGGTAGTGAACCCTACTCGCAAGATCGACGACTTCAAGCTTGCATTCTTTACTGACATGGGAGATGCCATGCAGCGTTTTGCATGTGTTCCAACCTTCTCGTCTGACAGATTCTTCAAGCAAACAGAGAAGCTTCGTGCCTGTATGACACTAAGAAATCCTCTGGATAGTAATCGCAGATTTGATGCAACGTTTGTCCCAGATCCAAACAAGAGATACTTCGTACACGCTGACCTTGCACAGAAGCATGACAAGTGTGCTGTCGCTATCGCTCACGTAGAAAAGTGGGTAAACATCCAGGTACTCAAAGACTATCAGCAAGTAGCACCAGTAGTGGTTGTAGATGCTGTAGCATGGTGGGAACCAAAGGTAGAGGGTCCAGTAAACCTATCAGAGGTTAAGCAGTGGATTCAAAACCTGAGAAGACAAGGATTCGATATCGGAATGGTATCGTTCGACCGCTGGCAATCATTCGATATTCAGAATGAGCTAAAGGCGGTTGGCATGAGAACTGATACAGTTTCTGTTGCCAAAAAACATTATGAGGACATGGCTATGCTGGTATATGAAGAGCGACTGGCTATCCCTATGATTGACCTATTGTTCGAAGAGCTTTCTGAACTAAAGATCATGAAGGGTAACCGAGTTGACCACCCTAGAAAGTCTTCTAAGGACTTGGCTGACGCTGTTTGCGGAGCCATCTTTGGAGCCATTTCTCATACATCAAGAGATCAGAACCTTGAGGTAGAAATACACACCTTTAGAGATAGACCAAAAGTTGACCAGGTAGTTGACAGGAATGACTCTAACGTGATACAATATAAGCCTATGCCAAAAGACGTTAAAGATTACTTGGCTAGGTTCGATCTAATCTAACTAATATATATAAGGAGAAACAAACATGACTTCTATTAAGAAGCCTCTTATTGCTATTGCTGCTGCAGTAGCTCTTGCTGCTACTACTTTTGTAGCACCAGCTAGTGCTGCTACATCAACACTAACAGTAAACACCACCGCTGTATCGACAGCACCAACCACTGCTGCAAATGCTGTAGCACTTCCTGTACCTGCAGACAACTCTGTAGATGCAACCGATGCCCTTAAGATTGCTCTTACTGGTGTCGCAACTGGTAGTGCAGTTACTGCAGTAGCTACCGATGCACTATTGCTTACCAGCCTGACTGGTGCAACTGCTGCTTCTGGTTCAACCACAGTCTCTATTGCGACTGGTACTGGCACCACTGCAGACATCTTTGTATTCACTAAGACTACCAAGACTGGATCTGTTGCCGTTACCGCCGATGGTGTCACCACCACCTACTACGTTAAGGGTACCGCTGGTGCACTGAACACTGTTAAGGTAGATGCACCAACTGCTGCTCTAGGCTCAACCGCTAAGGTAACTGTAACTGGTACTGACGTATTCGGTAACGTAGTTTCTGGTTCTGCTGTAGCACTTCAGGTTGTTTCTGCGACTGCCACTTCGACCCACGCACTCACCACTTCGGCTGAGGGTATTGCGGTCAAGGAGTTGTCTGGTCTAGCTGTAGGTTCGTATGACCTTATTGCAACTGCTACTGTAGCAACTGCTGTAACTGGTCTAACCGCTCCTACTGGATTTGTCCGTGGCACCCTGAAGGTTGTAGACCTTGCTGCTCTAGTAGCAGAGAAGGATGCAGAGCTTGCTATCGCTAAGGGTAAGGTAACTGCCCTAGAAGCACAGGTAGCAGACCTAACCGCAAAGCTGGCACTAGCAGACGCTAAGGCAGCTGGAAACAAGGCTAAGCACAATGCTCTAGCTAAGAAGTGGAACGCAAAGTTCCCTAAGAACAAGGTTGCCCTACTTAAGTAAGTATGGTAGAATAGTAGAGGGAGAGGGTTTCGGCTCTCTCCCTTTTCTGTCCCCAGATCATTTAAAAAAGGAGTTAAAATAGATGTCACTAGATATTGTATACTTCTCAAATTATTCTGGAAACACTAAACGATTTATAGAAAAGATTGATTATGGATTTGGCAATGTTATTCGCATTCCTATTAATTGGGATGGCAGCAACCCTCTTACTGTCACTGATCGGTATATTCTTTTTGTACCGACTTATGGTGGCGGTAGTGAAAATTCTGCAATCCCCAGACAGGTTCGACATTTTCTAAATGTACCTAGCAATAGGGAACTCATCCAAGGCGTAGTTGGCTTTGGCAACACAAATTTTGGAGAGCATTTCTGTAAAGCTGCAGAGATAATCTCAGGGAAGACTGGTGTCCCAATAATAGCCAGAGTAGAGATATTTGGAACGTTAGAAGACGTACAAAAAGTACAGGAGAGGTTAGAGAAACTAAATGGACAACTATAGTTACCATGAACTAAATGCCATGCTGAACCTATGGTCAGCAGAAGGTAAGATTCAATTTGACAAGGACAAGGAAGCAGCTAGAGCATACTTCCTAGACCATGTAAACCAGAACACTGTGTTCTTCCACAGCCTAGAGGAGAAGCTGCAGTACCTAGTTGACCACGAGTACTACGAGAAGGAAATCCTGGACAAATACTCCTTTGACTTCATCAAGGAACTGTTCAAGCAGGCTTATGCGTACAAGTTCCGATTCCCAACGTTTGTCGGTGCCTACAAGTTCTACACTCAGTATGCGCTAAAGACCTTCGATGGCGAACGCTACCTAGAGCGTTTTGAGGACCGTGTGTCCATGAATGCCCTGATGCTAGCACGTGGAGATGAGCAGTTTGCCAAGAACTTGGTGGATGAAATTATCTCTGGTCGTTTCCAGCCAGCAACTCCTACCTTCCTAAACGCAGGAAAGAAGCAGCGTGGAGAATACGTATCATGCTTTCTAATCCGTGTAGAAGACAACATGGAGTCAATTGCTCGTGCTGTAACATCCTCTCTACAGCTATCTAAGCGTGGCGGTGGAGTAGGTCTTAACCTCACCAACGTACGTGAACTTGGTGCTCCGATCAAGAAGATTGAGAACCAGTCGTCAGGCATCATTCCTGTTATGAAGATGCTAGAGGATGCTTTCTCCTACGCCAACCAGCTAGGTGCTCGTCAGGGTGCAGGTGCGGTATACCTAAACGCTCACCACCCAGACATCATGCGTTTCCTAGACACCAAGCGTGAGAACGCTGACGAGAAGATTCGTATCAAGACTCTAAGCTTGGGTGTGGTAATCCCAGACATCACTCTTGAGTTGGCTAAGAATGGTGACGACATGTACCTATTCTCACCATATGACGTAGAGCGTTTCTATGGCAAGCCTATGTCCGATATCTCTATCACAGAAATGTACCAGACTCTGGTAGACGACGGAAGAGTGCGTAAGACCAAGATCAAGGCTCGTGAGCTATTTGAACGTATTGCTGAGATTCAGTTTGAGTCGGGGTATCCATACATCGTTTATGAAGACACCGTGAACAATACTAATCCTATTAGTGGACGTATCAATATGTCTAACCTATGTTCAGAGATTCTTCAGGTTAACACACCAACAACCTATAACAACGACATGTCGTACAAGGATATCGGTAAGGACATCTCATGTAACCTAGGTTCACTAAACATTGCTAAGGCTATGGAGTCACCAGACTTTGGTAAGACTGTAGAGACTGCTATCCGTGCACTGACATCAGTATCTGAGCAGTCATACATTGACTCAGTTATGTCTATTGCTGAGGGCAACTTTAAGTCACGTGCCATTGGTCTAGGTCAGATGAACCTACACGGTTACTTTGGCAAGGAGCGTATGTACTATGGCGATGAAGAGTCGCTAGACTTTACTAATATGTATTTCTACACCGTACTATACCACGCCCTAATTGCATCTAACAAGCTAGCAGTAGAGACAGGAAGCCCATTCGAGGGCTTTGAGAAGTCTAAGTATGCTGATGGTACGTTCTTTGTTAAGTACATTGCACAGGAGTGGAAGCCCAAGACTGATAAGGTTGCTAAGCTTTTTGCATCTGCAGGCATCCACATTCCTACCCAGGAAGACTGGCAGTATCTTGCACATAACGTAATGACCTTTGGTCTGTACAACCAGAACCTACAGGCTGTACCACCAACTGGCTCAATCTCCTACATCAATAACTCGACATCATCCATCCACCCTATCGCTTCTCAGATTGAGATTCGTAAGGAAGGAAAGATGGGTCGTGTTTACTACCCAGCACCATACCTGACCAACGATAACCGTGAGTACTTCCAGGATGCCTATGAGATTGGTCCAGAGAAGATTATCGATGTCTATGCAGCTGCTCAGCAGCACATCGACCAGGGTATGTCTTTGACCCTGTTCTTCAAGGACACTGCGACTACTCGTGACGTTAACCGTGCACAGATCTACGCATGGAAAAAGGGTATTAAGACAATTTATTATATCCGCATTAGACAGAATGCACTAGAAGGAACAGAAATGGAAGGATGCGTATCATGTCAGCTATAACAAGACCAGTTAACTGGAACAAGATCGAAGACCAGGTTGACCTGGAGGTGTGGAATAGACTAACTGCTAACTTCTGGTTGCCAGAGAAGGTTCCAATCTCCAACGACATCCAGTCTTGGTCAACACTACGTGACTATGAAAAGTTGCTAACGGTTAGAGCCTTTACAGGTCTGACCATGCTAGATACTATTCAGGGAACTGTAGGCTCTATGAGTATCCTACCAGATGCTCGTACACAGCACGAAGAAGCAGTCATTACAAACATTGCCTTCATGGAATCAGTTCACGCTAAGTCATACTCAAGCGTGTTCTCTACACTTATCTCTACACAAGAGATTGAGGATGCATTCCGTTGGTCTGAGGATAACCCATACCTACAGAAGAAGGCACAGATTATCCTTGACAGGTATCGTGGAGATGACCCACTAAAGAGAAAGATTGCCTCTACTTTGCTAGAGTCATTCCTGTTCTACAGTGGATTCTATCTACCTATGTACTGGTCTTCACGTGCCAAGCTTACAAACACTGCTGACCTTATTCGTCTTATTATTAGAGATGAAGCTGTACATGGTTACTACATTGGGTATAAGTTCCAGCTTGCTTTCAACGAGCAGACTCCTGAAAGACAGGCAGAGCTAACAGCCTACACCTATGACCTACTCATGGAACTATATGAGAATGAGATTAAGTACACAGCTGATCTTTATGACGAGATCGGTCTGACAGCAGATGTAAAGAAGTTCTTGCACTACAATGCAAACAAGGCTCTGATGAACCTAGGGTTTGACGCACTATTTCCAAAGGATGTCTGTGACGTAAATCCAGCTATCCTAAGTTCGTTGTCCCCTAATTCAGATGAGAATCACGACTTCTTCTCTGGCTCAGGTTCGTCTTACGTAATTGGTAAGCACGAATCTACCACTGACGATGACTGGGATTTCTAAGGAGGAACCATGGACAACTGCAAGTGTGGCGGTAATTGCCCTTGTGGCAAGGGTAACTAGCTATTTTAACAGGATTGGGCAGCTTCGGCTGCCCTTTCTTTTTATCTAAAGAATGCTATAATTATCTTGTTAGTCTTAATGTCTAACAAGGAGACCCCAAAATTAAAAAGACCCCAAGATTTTTAACAGCAATTTTCCTAGCATTCGGAAGCTTGTTCCTTGCTACGCCATCTCAGGCTACCCAAATGACGTTAGAAGAGGCACAGGCTGCCCTAGTTTTAGCACAAGAAGAGCTTTCTAGCGCATCAGCATCGCTCAATCTAGCTAACGATAACGTATCTTCTGCAACAGTTGTAAGGGATGCAGCTCAGGCATCTTATAGCCAGGCTCTAGCAGCATATCAGGCAACGGAAGTTGTCGTACCTGGAACATCGTCTACTGCTGTTCAGAATGTTGTTCAAAACGGAACATTCGACAGCACGGCTAACTGGTCTAATGTTGTGGCAAGTTCCACGGTATATGGGACAGGTGCCTCACCACTTATCTATAATGGTACACTTAAGGGTTCGTATACTGCTGGTATATACATTAGTCAACAAGGAACATTCCCAAGTCCAACAAGACAGGTAACCTTTGCTGTAGACGTTTGGAACTACGATACCAACGAGGGTAATCGCATAAACAATCCAGACTACTATCGCATTGAATTCCGCACATACAACGCAGCTGGCACAAGACTAAACTACTACAACATTGAGTGGTCACAATGGCACGACTGGATTACCAGAGGTGCAACATACACCCTATCTGACGATGCTGTCAGGTGGGACGTTGGCTTTAGAATGCAAGACTCAGGTTACTGGGCAGGTGCCTTTGGTCCAGTCATCGACAATGTTCGTGTTACTGCTACAATGACACAGTCTACTCCAAATACCTACACCTATGGGGAAGCAGAGACTCAAGCAAAGAACGCCGCTTATCAAGATCTACAAAGTGCCCAAGCTGCACTTGACTCTGCGATAGCAGCACAAACCGCAGCTACGACAAGACTAGATGCAGCGATTGATGAGGTTGTTAGGCTTACACAGCTAGTGGAAGACTTGACACCAAGACTTGCAGCTCCAACTAATCTAACCTTGAACACCACCGAGGATGGCGTAGAGCTTTCTTGGACAGCACCAGTTCCAAACCTATCTGGCGTAACACCAGAGCGTTATGCTGTCAGCTGGTCTACAACAAACTTTGCTGAAAATGGCTGGGGTATTGCAAGCTCAACAACTTCAATAACAATACCATTGTCAACCCTATACTCCACAGCACCACAGGGAAGTACATTCCAGTTTGCTATTAGATCTGATAATGATACGCTTGCATTGTACTCAGGACAATCAAACATTGTTTCTCTAGTTACAGCTGCACCGCCTTGGTGGCAAGTACAGTTCTGGGAGGGCGAAACCGTAACCATTAGTGCACCAGAAGGATACAAGTTTGGAGTGCCTACTGCCTGGTACGGCTCTCCTACAGATCCAAGCTGTGGAGCTACAGTTTCGGAGATCGTTAATGAGATTATTAATGGTAGAACTACTGCCACGTTTTCTGCTGATAACGGATTGTTTGGAGACCCTTGTGGTGGTGTCGTAAAGGTTCTAAGACTGTCTACCCCAGTAGATCAGATTGTCGTAATAGCCCCTACACCAGAGCCAGTGATACCAGTTGTTCCTCCAGTTGTGGAGCCTCCTGTAGTCGAACCTGTTCCACAGCCACAGCCTATCCCTCTTCCTGTAGAGCCACCAGTTGTTATTCCAGAACCCGAACCAACTCCTGAGCCAACCCCAGAGCCTACGCCTTCAGAAACGGCTGAGCCACAGCCCACACCAGAGCCAACATTAGAGCCTGAGCCAGAACCAACAGTGGAACCCACGCCAGAAATCTCAGAAACACCAAAACCTTTGCCTTCACCAGAACCTCCTACAGAACCTGAGACTATTCTACCAGAGGAGCCAGAAGCTATTGTTTCTGAATTGTTAAATGTTGAGCCAGAGAATCTTACAGAAGCTCAGGTAGAGCAGCTTGTTGAAGCAGCCCTAGAAACATTTGAGACTGCAGAGCAGGGTTCTCCAGAATACCAACAAGCTCTTGAGGCACTGGCAGTAGCTGCAGAAGCTGACGACGTTGAGCTACCATCTGAGCTTGCAGCAATCCCACTTATTGGTGATGTAGCAGGTGCAGCTCTAGAAGTGTTTAATAATATTGGTAACGTTGGTGCAGACATGGCTCCTCAAGTCCGTGAACAGGCTGAGAAGACTATTATTGCATCCGTTATCGCTGCTCAGGCAGCAATTGGTGCTGTAAGTGCTGCAACATCTGCAGCAACATCAGCAGCAGCATCCGCAACATCTTCGGGTGGCGGAACATCTAGGAGGATAAACTAATGAAAAAATTCCTTAAAGATATGCTAGACCAGTCATGGACACTCCTCGGTATGTTCGTAGCCTGGGTAGTACTAGAAGGATCAGCAAAAACTATTGTAGGTTATTGCATTATGGGAACACTTGGAGTATGGGCACTTACGTACCCACTAAGAAACCCAAAGGAAGGAGATGAATAGTATGGAAGAAAATCTAGGCGTAACTGGTGGCTGGACCACCCTTAAGAACGTTCTATGGAGAATTCTTGCTGTGTTTGCAGCTTCGGGACTTAGCGTCCTCGGTGCTGGTGCTGTTGTAGGAATTGACCTACTGTCAGCTGTTTTCATGGCAGGTATTCTTGGCGTTGCTACTGTAATCGAAAGACTAGCACGTGCATTCCTCGATGACGGCAAGCTAACACTTGACGAAATCAATTCTGCTTTTGCTAAGGTAGACAAGAACGACGGAAACTAATTTTCCCTAGTAACCCCTTGACAACCCTCTCTGGTTGGTATATGATAGATATATCACCTAGAGAGGGTTTTCTTATGAGCGAAACACAAAGTAAAGAAGTATGGGAATGGCTACAGGTCGGTATCGACAAGGGCTGGGTAACAGAGCCATTCTGCTATACACATGATGGCGATCCATACATGACTGAAGAAGAAGAAAAAGAATGGGAAGACGGAGGAGATCCGTGTGCTCCAGTAATTAAAATTCTAGTATGAGCAAGATTGTAGCGATTGCGCTATCATCTGCGCTAGTACTATCTTTCGCTACGCCAGCCCAGGCTGCTACTCCAAAGGTATCAGCTAAATGCTCAAGCGTCAGTGCTGTGTATGAGGACCTTGTTTGCACAAAGATAAAGAACAAGAGGGTTTGGACTGTACAAAAGTTTGTACAATGGTCAACCAACTTTAACCTAGTTTCTATGTCAAATGCTTCTCAGGCTAATTTTACAAAGTGGGTATCCAGCCATAAGGCACCAACACAGGCAGAGTACTACACCGACATAAGCGACAGACGCTTCTTGAAGTCATACCTGTATTCGGCAAATAGCGTAGAGTCTATAAATCCAAATGCAAAGCTATTCTTCTCTAGCACAGAGCAGTCTACAAGGGCTTTGATGGACGCTAACCACACTAGCTATAACCTTAACAATGGAATACTTTGCTACTCAAGTCCAGGGGTAATTGGATGTAACATGCTAGATAATACTGGCATAGTTATTCTTAATGGTGCTAGCCACTCTATCTTTTCAGAGTCTATCTTGCCACATGAAAACTTTCATAGTGTTCAGTCCTACCTTGGCAAGTATGATGGTCGTGTACATAGGGCATTGCCAGTCTGGTTTGTAGAAGGTTCTGCAGATTATTTCGGGTACATGTCGTATGCAAATGCGAACAACAAGAAGTATAGCTCTATTCGTAGCTCTATAGATCGTGGTCCAGAGACTACTGGCATGCTTGCAGAATACGACTCTTACTCTAAGTATCCATACAATATTGGTAGAGTAGCAGTCGAATACCTAGTAGCATCCAAGGGCTTTGATGCAGTGGTTCAGGTCTTTGCTGACTACGGCAATGGAATTAGTTTTGAAAATTCTTTTGAAAAAACATTTGACATTTCTTTGAAAGAGTTTTATACTAAATTCAAGGAAATGAAAAATAATGTTTCTGGGCTGGTAAAATAATCGCCAGTCTGATATAATTGAATAACCTTCCCCTTTAGCTCAACGGCAGAGCAGAGAGCTGTTAACTCTAAGGTTCCTGGTTCGAATCCAGGGAGGGGAGCAATAGGGGTCGCACCCCTAGGAGGCTGATATACCTTCGTAAACGTATATTCGGTTTGACTAAGCATACCGAGATCCTAATAGACTGGGATTCTGAAAGTTTTAGCGTTGGCTCTATGAACCTTTGTAGAGACGTTTTACTGGTAGCGAAATTACCAGTCAGTGAGCAGAGGTCGCTAACTTTGGCTCACAACTGGATAGGTAGTTTAATGGCAAAACTGCAAGGAACGGCAAGTTGGGAGTTCGAATCTCCCTCTATCCACAAACAGCAGCTTCCTTCTGGAATGGGAGTTCTCGCTTCACTACGAGGCTGCTGGGTGACGGCTCGACTGCGGAAGGGCTGTCTCTAAGGTACGGAGTAATCAGGGTTAGCTCAGATAATACCGTACCGTCTAGGCTCCATAGCTCAGTTGGTTAGAGCACTACCCTGTCACGGTAGGGGTCGCCAGTTCAAGTCTGGTTGGAGTCGCTAATGGTTTCCCTGCACCACTCTTCGGGTATAAGATAAAGCAGGGGCATTGCCTCAATAGCTCAGTGGTAGAGCAACGCACTTGTAATGCGTAGGTCGTCAGTTCAATCCTGACTTGAGGCTCGCAAGGTCCGTTGGAGTAGTGGTTATCTCGTCTCCCTTTCAAGGAGAAGATCACGGGTTCGAAACCCGTACGGACTGCAATGGCATGGCTGCTGGGACAGACACGGGACTGTAAATCCTGTACCATATGGTTAGAAGGGTTCGATTCCCTGACATGCCACCATTCTCCCTTCGTCTAATTGGCAAGACTCCAGGTTTTGGTCCTGGCTATCGAGGTTCGAGTCCTTGGGGGAGAGCCAGCATGGTATAATTGTTTTGACAGAATGGAGAAAAATATGTCGAAATATCAATATCCTATTGACGGTGCCATGGGTAAAACTTGGAACATCACCAGCAAGATGGGTTGGAGAATCCACCCAGTTAAAAAGGAAAAGAAGCACCACAATGGAACAGACATCTGTGGTATTGGCAAGGGTCCTTGGTACATCGAGGCATTTGCCGAAGGTAAGGTCCTAAAGGCTCAGGCTTCTACAGCACCTGGCGGTGGCTTTGGTCACTATGTAGTAATTCAGCACAAGATTGATGGAGAGTTCTATACCTCTCTATATGCTCACATGGTCCCTGGATCTATTCAGGTTAAGGTTGGTCAGAAGGTAGCAGCTGGAACTGTTCTTGGTAAGATGGGAACATCTGGCATGTCAACTGGCGTACACCTACACTGGGAGATCTGGAAGGGCAAGCAGCACGGCTGGTCTGCTGATGGTAAGGGATTCGTAGAGCCTGTTGGCTTTGTTAAGGCTCTTATGGCTGCAGAGAAGGCAAAGGCGTTTGCAAACGAAGCAACTCCAGAGAATGCCCCAGCTGAGATTATCAAGGTAGATGCCCCAGTGGCTCCTAAGCCTGCTGCAAAGCCTGTGGTAAAGCCAGCTGTAGCTGCTAAGACAGCAAAGCCAAAGCTTGTTGGTGAACTTAAGATTGGCTCTACTGGAGATGCTGTGAAGTATCTGCAGGAAAAGCTTGGGGTAACTGTAACTGGAAAGTTCGATGCCCTCACTAAGAATGCAGTAATTAAGTTTCAAAAGACTAGAAAAGAAATCACAAAGCCAGACGGCGTTGTGGGAAACCTAACTTGGAAGGCACTAGGCTAACATAATGGCAACCTATGAGTATGTCTGTCGTGAATGCGACAAAACATTAACAGAATCAAGAAGCATAAAAGATCCAGAGCCAACACACATGTGTGAGTCTTGTGGAAATAAGATGAATAAGGTATACTCTATGGGTAACCCTGTTTTCAAGGGTAGTGGATTCTATAGAACGGACAAGTAGTGGTAGAAGCAAAAGTAGAAGAGTGGACTCTGACTGCACAAGATAGATGTGATGGTCCAGGATGCAGTGCTCAGGCATATGTATACGTAGAGGGAGTTTCTGGTGGGTTATACTTTTGCTCTCACCACTATAACAAGATCACTAACGATCCTATTGCGGATGAAAAGATGAAGAACTTTGCATTCAAGGTAGTTGATGAACGTGATCGATTGATTGAAAATAGACTTGTAGGAAGCGAGAACTAATGTACGAGTATTTTGTTAAGGAAGTAACCAACGTAGTAGATGGAGATACCATCGACGTTGTTATTGACCTAGGATTTGACATCTTGTTTATGTCACGTGTTCGTCTGGCTGGTATCGATACCCCAGAGTCACGCACCACTGACAAGGCAGAGAAGGCTCTTGGACTAGAGTCTAAGAAGTACCTTGCAGAGCGTATTAAGGCTGCTAAGAATATTGTTATTAAGACTGAGAAGATGGACTCATCTGAGAAGTATGGTCGCATCCTAGGATGGCTATACCTTGACGGTGAAGGCAACTCGGTAAACACAGAGATGATCGAGAAGGGCTATGCCTGGGGGTACTTGGGAGACACCAAGGTAAAAGATTTTGCAGCACTAGCAAAAGCTCGTGCAAAGTCTGCTAAGTAGCAAGTATAATAGTATTATGGAATACATCATTGGCATTGCCATTGGGATAGCTTCTGTTATCCTTGTGGCATCATTTCGAGCTAAGAGTATTCCTGTTCCTAAGAAGCTTAACCTAGTTTCTAGCCAGAGCAGGACTTATCAGATGCTTAAGCCTGCGTTTGCCATTATGGCTATGGTTTCTGTAGGGAAGCCACTAATAACTCAGGCTACCAAATACATGCAAACACATTCATTGCGATTCCTTACAATGGACAACCAGGCATACTGGATTAAAGATAATACTGTCTTTGTTAGCGACGTTTTGGATGGCGACCTTTCATCTATCAATGAATCTACAACAAGAGTAGTTGACATGATGACCCTAGATAAGGTAGAATTAGATAAGATGATTTTTATTGTCGAGAAACTAACGGAAGGATTGTCTAATGATAGTAGCAATTCAGGGAACTAAGGCGTTCTCAGACTACAGTATCTTTCTGAGAGCCATTGGCACAGCAATGACAATGCTTCCAGAAGAAGATAAAGAGTTTTTGATTTTCTCTGCTGGTCCATCTGCGATTAACTCTATGGCTATGGAGTTTACAAACATCTCAGAGCGAAGCCTGAAGGCTCGTGGTATCAAGATTAAACTAATCAAGGTTCCACCTAGCTGGATTAGAGAGAACATTCACACAGTGGATTACTTTATATATCTAAGTAAGCCAAAGGAGCCATACTCTGACCTCGTCGAGTTGGCGGAATCGAAAGACATCGAAGTCGGAGTCTATCGATACTAGAGTTCCTACTACATATAGTAGGCACATTGATTTTGCGGAATAGCAGAATCTTATTTTAACCATAACTAAAAAGGTAATTTAACAGGTGATCAATATGATGATTAACTCACTTGAAAAAATGACAAACATCGTAGACTCTAACAGTTCTTTGGACTGGGATGGCTGGGATGTTGTAGAACGCAAGGTTAACCCTACTGCTTGGTCAAAGCAGGATGGTGTTTTTATCAACGGTAAGTGGTACATGCAAAAGAAATTTGCGCTGTCCACCGATGGTTGGGAGATTCCAAATAAGTTTGTGAGGTAGCAAATGCAATCTCGCAAATGGGTCGAGAAAGCTGCTTGTCAAAACTTTGACGTAGAGCTATTCTTTGACAAATATGAGGAAGACCTTGCACTTAGACCAGCCATAGATAAGCTATGTTCTGAGTGTCCAGTTGCAAGACAGTGTTTTGCAGTTGGTGTCTCTCAGAAGGCTTATGGAGTCTGGGGAGGTGTCTATCTAGATAATGGGAAGATATCTCGTGAATTTGGAAGGCACAGGTCCAAGGCTGACTGGTCTGAGACCTGGAAATATCTGACAACAGATAAGGAATAACATGTATACTGATGCAATGAGAGTGGCGTTTCGATCACTTGATGGTACTGGACCAAAGAACTTTGGACTTCAGATCATCGATAACGATACGTTCCTCACAGTCAAAGCTAGTGAAAAACAATTCATGCAACTACTTGACGAAGACAAGCGTCGTGCTGTAGAATATATGGTAAAGGTAAAAAAAGCATTGGAAGACAATGGTGCAATTGTTTTGTTGGTGCGTGAAGGTGGAAAAGAGACATACTAATGCAAACATTCTTGCCGTCTAAGGACTTTGATACAGCTGCAAACATGCTGGACTCTAAGCGTCTTAACAAGCAGATCTTGGAGTGCTATCAAATTCTAAAGGTCCTATCTAATCTGTCGCCTACTGGTGGATGGAGAAACCATCCTGCAGTAAAGATGTGGAGAGGACACGAGTCGGTGCTATACCGCTACACGCTATCTATGGTACGTGAAGCAAAGCAACGAGGGATTAAGACTGACAAGAACGAAGCCAACATCGCAGTTCTCAAAGAGGTTGCTGGTGGGTCTTGGGGTACATCTATGCCGTCTTGGTACTCAAAT